GCCAGCTAGGTGTTGCACTAGCTTTGTGTGTTTTGGGTTTTTTGGTGAAAGATCATCATTTGTTAGCTCTGCCCAAATATCAAAAATCAAATGAAATTCATTGTCATTCATTAGATCAAATTCCACTGACATAAGCGCGTCATATGTTTTGTCTGATAGTTTCATTTTGCCAATTCCTTATTTGCTAGTGGTTACAATCATAGGCCACCAGAACAAAACAGTTCCGGCGATTGCACAAGTTGCAGGGATATAAAGGCCATTCATATGATGAAAGCCTGAAACAGCAAGGCCAAGGCTGGCAAGTTGTAAAGCCATGCCGAGAACCATTGCAAAGATTGTAGCTGTATCGCTCATTTGTTTATTCCCTTTGTTTGCTAGTGTTAAATCCTATATATGGCCCGTTGGTCTACATTGCAAGCATTAAATGCAAAATAAATAGAATTAATTTAATCAGGCTGTAACAGAGTATATATATAAGTGTGGACTAATGGTCTAATTTACTGTCAACATTATCTGTGATATAAAGATTTATATTGCAAAGAAAGCAAAGCATATTGCAGCGCAATGTCGCAGTGCATCCAGCTATTGAATTGGATTGAATGAGTTGGCTTTTACATTTCATTTCACACGCAACGCATACATTCTTTGCGCGGCAATGCAAGGCAAGCTGCAATGCTGGCAAATGCAAGGCCAGCGGGGGCTTTCTGGAAATGCGATGCCCCCGACAGCCGCAGCCGTGCTTTATATATGTTAAATAGTACATACCAACACACAGCCAGCGAGGTGTCATGGCAAAGTTAACAAAGACAAAGCAGACTGAGGTAGAGCAGCTAGTGACGGATGGGCATAGTATAGTGAGTGCTTGTTCATTAGCTAAAGTAAACCGTTCTATGCTTTACAAGCTTATGAAGGATGATAGTGATTTTGAGGCTGTTATTCGTGCGGCACAGCGGCAGAGTGCTGAGAAGTCTTTAGAGGAACTGGATGAGTTATACAGTGATGCGCTTCACAGGCGTAAGGACTATGATCCTAATGTCTTGCGTGATTATGCTACTCATGTAAGGTGGAAGGCATCTAAGATTATATCTGACCGCTATGGGGAGACCAAGAGTAGAACTGGTGTAGAGGTTAGTGACGGTACGGTTCGTATAGTTTGGGAGACAGCGGAGCCTAATGCAAGTTAAGATACCTTATAAGCCGAGGCTTTTGCAGGCAGAGATGCACCAGAACGTGAGGAGATGGAACGTGCTGGTGATGCACAGACGGTTTGGCAAGACTGTGTGGGCAGTTAACCATTTAATTAAACATGCTCTTACTTGTGACCTTCCCAGACCAAGGGTTGCGTTTGTAGCCCCTACCTTTACTCAGGCTAAGAGAATAGCTTGGGATTATGTAAAATATTATGCTGGTGTTATTCCAGGTGTTAGCTTTAACGAGACAGAGTTAAGGGTGGACTTCCCTAATGGCTCACGTTTAATGCTTTTGTCTGCTGAAAATCCAGATGCGCTGCGTGGTATCTACCTTGATCTATGCGTCTTTGATGAGTTTGGTATGCAAAACCCAAGGGTATGGGGGGAAGTAGTTAGGCCAGCCCTATCCGACAGAGAGGGTGCGGCTGTATTTCTAGGTACACCGGCAGGACATAATCATTTTTTTGATTTATTGCAAACAGCAAAGGATCAAACAGAAGAGGGTTCTGACCAGTGGTACTGGAAGATTGCCAAGGCAAGCGAGACAGGGCTTGTAAAAGACATAGAGCTAGAAGCAGCCCAATCTCAAATGACACCAGAGCAATACGAGCAAGAATATGAATGTTCGTTCACTGCCGCTATTATAGGGGCTTATTATGGAAAGTTGCTATCTGATGCTGATGATGACGGAAGGATTACAAGGGTTCCATATGACCCCGCTTATCCTGTGCATACCGCATGGGATTTGGGTATAAACGATTCGACAGCAATCTGGTTTGCACAAATATTTAGAAGTGGAGCGATTAATGTTATTGACTACTATGAAAGCAGCGGTGTTGGGTTGGATCACTACGCTGAAATCCTACGTCAGAAAGACTACTACTGGGGAGATCACCTCGCCCCCCACGACATCGAAGTCAGGGAACTCGGGTCGGGCAAAAGCCGCCTCGAAACGGCGTTCAGCCTCGGCATCAGGTTCAAAGTCATCCCGAAAATGAAAGTGGCTGACGGTATCAACGCAGCAAGAATGATGATACCTAAATGCCAATTCGATAAGGATAACTGCAACCAAGGCATTGAAATGCTTAGACAATATAGGCAAGAGTGGGATGACAAAAGAAAATCTTTTAGGGATCATCCGAGGCACGACTACACTTCTCATGCTGCGGATGCGTTTAGGTATCTGGCTGTTGGCATGGAGAATAGACAAGCTATGGTTCGTCCACCGCAACAAATTGCCGTCAATGAGTACAATCCGTTTTCGTTATGACCCCAACAAACGAAGATATAAGTGACGTTTTATATTTAATGGGCAGGAGCGATTTCCATAACTGGTACGATGATGAGGAATTTGACAAATATGTTATGCCACCTTTGCAAGCAAATCAGTATATTATACTAAGGGATGAAGGGCGTGTGCCATTTGTTTTTGCATCTTGGGGTTTTCCAAGCCATGAACAAGTAGGCCGGTATGTGCAGGAATTGGAGTTTATGGCAGAGGGTTACGAGGGCGGCGGTGATATTCCTTGGCTAATTGATTTTATTGCAGAGGGTGGTAAGCGTAATATTGCTCTGGGTTTTCGTAAAGTGAAAAGTGTGTTATCAACTAGGGGTTATAAACAAGCGTTTTGGTTACGACTCGAAACACAAAAATTAGGTTTTCATCAGTGGAGCTAGGCGAATGGCATCAAAAATAAACAAGGCTTTTAAGAAGGCTACAAAATTTGTAGATAAAACATTTGTCGAGCCTGTGGAAAGGCCAGTTAAAAAAGTTGTTAAGGGTGTAAAGAACGTTGCAGATGAGGCGTTTGAAGAGCTTATTGAAAAGCCTACAAAAAAGATAACAAGAGAGGTGGTTGATACTGTTACTGGTACTGACAAGGAAGATAGAAGGGCTGTAGTTACGCCAGAGGTCACGCCAGAGGTTACACCAGAAATTATCCTTGATGAGCCTACTATTGTTTCTCGCGGCACTAGGCGTACCAGACGTGCTGGTGGCGGCACAATTATGGAAGAATACGGTGCTATATCAGCAAGGCCAATTAAAAAGGCAGTAGAAAGGGCTTAGTTATGTCATTTTTAAGACCAAAGGTTATTACCCCACCGCCCCCACCATTGCCAGAGCCTATTGCCGAGCCTGATTACAAACGCGCTGCTGCGTTATCTGATGAGGCTGTTAGGCGTGAGCGTACCCAGCGCAAGGGTCGCGCTTCCACAATTGTTGGTGGTGGCATCATGGGCGATCAGACCGAAACAGGCGGCACTAGTTCGCCTACATTATTGGGGTAAGCAATGGACAACAATAAAGCCATAGTTAGTAGATTTGAGTATTTAGAAAGTCAAAGGGCTAATTGGGATAGCCATTATCAAGAACTTGCTGACTATATGCTTCCCCGCAAAGCAGACATTGTGCGCAAACGCGCCAGAGGCGAAAAGCGTATGGAGCTTATCTTTGATGGCACTGCCTTACAGTCTGTTGATCTGCTTGCCTCATCATTGCATGGTATGCTTACCAGCGGTGCTACACCTTGGTTTCACTTAACGCTAAAAGATGATGAGCTTGGGCGTGATGAGGAAGTCCAAGCATGGCTAGAAGATACTAGCTCTCGTATGATGAGAGCTATAACAATGTCCAACTTTGAAACTGAAGTCCACGAAATGTATGTGGACTTAGTTGTTTTCGGCACAGGCTGTATGTTTGTGGAGATGGACAAGACCAGTATGCGATTTAGTACACGGCACATATCAGAATTTTATGTAGCAGAAGATCAATTTGGTATTGTCGATACTGTGTTTCGTAAGTACAGACTGCCAGCAAGGCAAGCAGTGCAGCGTTTTGGTATAGAAAACGTTGGTAAATTTATTCAAAAGACATTTGAAAAAAAACCTGATGAGGAAGTAAGTATCCTTCATTGCGTAATGCCACGCAAGGAACGTGATCCCACAAAGCAGGACAACAAGAATATGCCGTTTGCTTCTATGTATATTTGCATGGAAACAAAAATGGTTATGCAAGAGAGTGGGTTCCAAGAGTTCCCATATGTTGTTCCGCGCTTCCTTAAGGCAACTGGGGAAGTGATGGGTCGATCACCAGCTATGGTGGCGTTGCCTGATGTTAAGATGCTTAATCTTATGTCTAAGACCATCATACAAGCTGCACAGAAACTAATTGACCCTCCCCTGTTAGTTCCTGATGACGGATTTCTTCTCCCTGTCCGTACCCAGCCTGGTGGTCTCAACTTTTTTAGAAGTGGAACAAGGGATACAATTACACCACTAAACACAGGTGCAAACATCCCGATTGGCTTAAACATGGAAGAACAGCGTAGATCAGCTATACGCTCTGCCTTCTATGTAGATCAGCTTCTAACAGGCAGTTCTCCTAATATGACAGCTACAGAGGTAGTGCAACGCCAAGAGGAGCGTATGCGCGTTATAGGGCCAGTATTGGGGCGTTTAATGAATGAGATGCTACGCCCTATGATTGACCGTGTATTTGCCTTGATGCTCCGCGCAGATATGCTTGCACCGCCACCAGAAATTTTGCAGGGGCTTGATGTAGATGTTGAGTATGTTTCACCATTAGCTCGCGCACAGAAATCAAGCAGTCTAAATAGTACAATGAAAGCTTTAGAAATATTACTGCCACTGGCTCAAGCCTTGCCAGTTGCAGACCATATTGATTCTGATGGGTTGGTCAATCATATTATGGACAGTCTTGGTGTTCCTAAAAAGGTTATGAAGTCTCAGTCTGAGGTTGACGCTGCCAGAGAAGAGCAAGCCGCGCAGCAACAGGCCATGATGGAGCGTCAAGAAACAAGTCAGGACGTGCAAGACGTAGCGCAAATAGCGCAAGCATCTAGGATGGTTTCTAAATGAGCGAACAGATAACACAACTTAAAACCATGTACACCGATATATTCGGCAGTACCGCTGGTAAAAAGGTGTTAAGTGATCTTGAGGCAAGATGTAATTGGAGAACCTCAAGCTATGTAGCTGGCGATGCTAACGCTACAGCATTTGAAGAAGGTAAACGTGCAGTCTTACTGCATATCTATAACATGATGAATGAGGAGTAATTTATGTCAGAACAAGTTGCCGAACAGGTAGCCCAGCCAGAAGTAGCACCATCAGTGTTGGAAACCCCAGCAGAGGCTGCACAAGGCGGGTCTGGTAACGGTTTCATGGAAATGATACCAGAAGATTTAAGGGAGCATCCAAGTCTTTCACCTATTAAAGATGTTGGAAATCTAGCGCGTTCTTTTGTTAATGCACAAAAACTTATTGGTGCAGACAAGATACCGCTTCCAGCAAACCCCACAGAGGAAGATTTAAGCAACATATACAGTCGCTTAGGCAGGCCAGAAACCCCAGAGGGGTACGAGTTTGCCACAGACGGAAACATAATTACGCAAGAAGTCGCAACAGAATATGCTGGCGTAGCACATAAACTTGGTCTTTCACCGCAACAGGCGGCTGGGATACTGGATTATTACAAAGGCTCTGTTGGGCAAACAACGGAACAAATGCAGCAGTTAGCTCAAGAACAAGCAGAGCAAACAACTAATGAGCTTAAACGCGAGTGGGGCAATGCTTTTGAAAGCAAAGTCGCGGCTGCAAAAGATGTTGTAGAGCAATTTGCTGGCAACGACATACTGCAAATGCGACTTGAAGATGGAACTAAGATTGGTAATCACCCTTCATTTATTAAAGCGTTTGCTGCTATAGGTGATTTTAAATCTACAGTAACAAGTGAAGATACAATCAATGATGGTGCAAGAAGCTCTGTGTTTACACCAGCGCAAGCGCAAGCAGAGATTGATGCCATTATGAATGACAAGAGCCATCCTTACCATGACAGGAAGAATGTCACAGGGCGGCAGAGAGCCATTGAACACGTTAATGGTTTGTTTACAATGGTTCACGGAAGCGAATAATTATGGAAGATGAATTATCACCATTGGCAGTTCGCTTAGAATGCCTTAGAATGGCAGTTGAGTTTGGTACGCAACGTGATGTAATGAACCCAGTTGATCTGGCAGAAAAGTATCACGCTTGGGTAACGAAAGAGGGTAGCGGTGCAAATCGTCCTCAAGACAATCGGATAGACGATAGCCCTATGGTGGCTGAAAAACCTAGAAGTGTCCGTAAGGGTAGCGCATCGAAATTACTGTAACTTAAACCGTGTGAACTTAGGAGACATAATATGTCATCAGAAATCACCACGGCATTTGTGCAACAATACTCTGCAAACGTGCAGATGTTATCACAGCAGATGGGTTCTCGTTTGCGTGATACGGTGCGGATTGAGAATATTGTTGGTAAAAATGCCTTCATAGACCAGATTGGTGTAGCGACAGCGCAGCTTCGCACATCAAGAAATGCCGACACACCTCAAATTGATACCCCACATGGGCGTAGACGTTTGTCTTTAGCTGACTACGAGTATGCTGATCTAATTGACGATCAGGATAAAGTTCGTATGTTGATTGACCCGACTTCATCATATGCTCAAGCGGCTGCTGCTGCTATGGGTCGTGCGATGGATGACGTTATCATCTCTGCTGCAACTGGTGCTGCCTCAACAGGCGAAACTGGTAGTGGTTCAGCAAGCCTAGATGCAACCGCAAACTCTGTTGGTTCAGCATCATCAAACGATGGATTAACCGTTGCAAAGTTAACTGAAGCAAAGCGCAAGTTAGACCTAGCTGACGTTGACCCATCTATCCCACGCTACATTGCTGTTGGCCCAAAGCAGATTGAAGATTTGCTTGGAACAACTCAGGTAACTAGCAGTGATTTCAATACCGTAAAGGCATTGGTTTCTGGGGATGTGGACACCTTCATGGGCTTCCGCTTTGTCATGTCGAACCGCTTGGCTGTTTCTGCCACAGATGTTCGCACTTGCTTTGCTTGGGCTGAAGATGGTCTTACCTTGGGTATTGGTAAAGACATTTCCGCTAGGATTGATGAACGCGCAGACAAAGGTTATGCAACCCAAGTTTACTACTGTATGTCGATTGGCTCGACTCGTATGGAAGAAAACAAAGTTTGCCAAATCTTCTGTGATGAAACCCCAGACTAATAGGAGCTAGAGATGACTACTAAAAATTCTGACTTGGTAGCAAATCTTGAGGCTTCCCCTCAAGTTGCTAATAAAGCCCAAGAGCTACAAGGCGTAGTCCGAATAGCTCAAGGTAATGTTGCTTTGGCGGCTGGTGATAGCACTGACGATGATATCGTTATGCTTGCGCCGATTCCAAGTAATGCATCCGTTGTATCTTTGCGTGTAGGCACAGATGCTTTGGGTGGAAGCTGCACATACAATGTTGGCATCTACACGGATGCTGGTGCTGTAAAAGATGAGGACTTCTTTGCTAGTTCTGTTGCTGATGAAGCAGCGTTAGCGGAGCTTCGTTATGAGGCAGCGGACATTAACACTACTGGGCAACAGCTATACACAATGGCTGGTGATAGCACTGATCCAGGCGGGTACTACTACATTGCCGCAACATTTAATGCGACAGGTGGAACTGGTGGTGATATGGCTTTCATCATTGAGTATGTTGTAAACTAAACAAGTTAGGGGGGCGGCGCGGCCTCGCTGCCCCTCTTCCCCCAAGGAGTTTGCTATGTCCTCAGTAGTTGATATTTGTAATGAAGCTATGGATTTGTTAGGTGCGGCAACAATATCGTCACTTACCGAAAACTCCAAAGAAGCTAGACTTTGTAATAGGAAGTTTTCTATCAGCAGAGACACGGTTCTACGCGCACATCCTTGGAACGCTGCAATAGCTAGGGCAGAGCTTGCCGCCGACAGTACGCCCCCTGCTTTTGGGTTTTCAAAACAATTTCAATTGCCGACTGACCCTTATTGTTTGAGGGTTCTTTCTTATTGGAACACTAACGTAAACAATGATCTTGCTGCATATGACAGCAATAGGATGTTTAAGATAGAAGGGCGTAAAATACTAAGCAACGATGACGCTTGCAAAATTATCTACATATCCAGACTAACAAACACAGAAGATTATGACGCTCTTCTTTCAACATCAATAGCTCATAGATTAGCCGCTGATACAGCTTATGCAATCACTGGTAGTAATTCTGTAGCTCAACAAATGTTTAATCTGTATGAATCGCGTTTAAAAGAGGCCAAGGGTGTGGATTCTATGGAAGGCTATCCAGAACAACCAGTTGCGGATTACTTTATCGATATCAGGTTTTAAAACATGGCGCGTGTATCTAGTATCCTAACGAACTTCCGCGCTGGTGCTATATCGCCACGGCTTGAAGGTAGGGTTGATTTAGAAAAATACAATCAAGCTGTAAAGACATTGCAGAACATGGTTGTGTTTCCTCAAGGCGGGATATCCAGAAGGCCTGGAACTTATCATGTTGGGAATACCGCAAGTGTTCTAGGATCAAGCGATAGAAACGGTAAGGCTAATTTAATAGACTTTCAGTTTAGCGATGAGCAAGCCTACATTCTTGAGTTTGGGAAAAATTATATTAGGTTTTATAAAGATGGGGATTTAGTTACTAGCTCCACAAAAACCATTACGGACATTACTGAAGCGAACCCTGCTGTAGTAACTTCTGCCTCTCATGGCTTTTCAAATGGTGACAAAGTTTTAATAAGTGGTGCGCAAGGTATATACGAATCTGTGCGCGATGGCGTTGCTGTAGTTTTTCCAATAAATGGTCGTGAGTTTATTGTAGCAAATTCTGCAACAAACACATTTTCCTTAAAAGACCCGCTTACGAATACTGACTTAAACACAACGTCAGACGGTTCTAATTTCTATCAGGGTGGCGGCTCTGCTAAGAAAATTGTCGAGGTAACAACAACTTATTCTGAGACTGAAGTCTTTGAGATTAATTACACTCAGTCTGCTGACGTTGTTTATCTGGCGCATAAAAGCCATGAGCCAGCAAAATTAACAAGGACAACAGCACATACTGGATGGAGCTTGTCAGATATAGATTTTGTTGATGGCCCATATTTAGATGAAAACATTACCACTACAAATATCTATGCTTCTGCTAACACAGGCAGTGTAACACTAACGGCATCTGCTGATTTGTTTGCTTCTACTGATGTAGGGCGTTTGATAAGGTTGCGTGAAGTTATTGAGGTACAGCATGATGAGTGGAAAGCAAGCACCAGCTACGATCAAAATGATTTAGTAAGGTTTGGTGACAATGTTTATAAAAAGACAGACAGCGGAACAGATACGTCTGGTTTAACGCCGCCAGTTCATCTGTCTGGATCAGAAACATACGGTGCTATTACTTGGGAATATCAGCATAGTGGTTCTGGATACTTAAAAATAACAGGATATACTAGTGCAACTGTTGTTACGGCATTGTTCAAAAATGCGGCGGGTGTTTTGCCAGCAAGCGTTGTTGGCAGTAGCAACACTACAACTCGTTGGTCATTGGGTGCTTTCGGCGGCACACAGGGCAACCCAAGGGCTGTTAGCTTCTACGAGGAGCGTTTGTACTTCGCTGGCACGACAGGCCAGCCACAGACGATATTTGGGAGCGTTTCCGCCGACTTTGAAAACCATACCCCAGGTACTTTAGATGATAGTGCTGTAAACTTTACAATTGCGTCTGACAAAGTAAACGTTATTAAGCATCTTTTGCCAGCAAGATTTTTGCAAATCCTTACGACTAGCGCAGAGTTTACGCTATCAGGCGGCTCTGGAACTACACCAGTCACGCCAACTAACGTCAATGTGTTGCGTGAGACCACGTTTGGAACATCAAACGTAAAGCCATTAAGGGCTGGTAACAGCACTATTCTTATTCAGAAAGGCCAAGAAAAGGTTAAAGAAATCACATTTGATCTGGACACTGATGGATTGCTTGGTATTGATTTGAGTATTTTAGCAGATCATTTGCCTCGCGGTGGCTTAACTGACATGGTTTGGCAGCAAGAACCAGAGTTAATACTTTGGTTTGTTCACGCAGACGGCAGATTAATAGGCTTAACGTATGACCGCGCTAATGGTGCTATTGGGTGGCATGAGCATATTGTCGGCGGCAAGTTTGGCGAGGCAACTGTAACTGTTGCTGACTACGCAAATATAGCGGTTGGATCAACGATTACTCTTACCAAGAGTGATGGCACTTCAGTCACATTCACAAGTGAAGCTGCTGGCAGTTCTGACCCAGCCGACACATCTTTAGGATGGAGACCAAACTCAAGCAATAACGCAACGGCGGATAACATCTTTACCCGCATCAATGCTCATGCAGATTTCACTGTGGCTAACCCAGCAGCGGCAATTGTCACAATCAATGAAACAGCCCCGCAAGGTCAAGGTTTTTTAACAGTAAAAACATCAGATAGCACAAGGCTTGCAGCTACCAGTGAAGGCAGGGCTGTAGTAGAAAGCATAGCTGCAATCCCTAGCGGTGCTGAAGATCAAATATATTTATCTGTGAAGCGAACTATAGATGGAGAAACTTGTAGGAACATTTCTTTTATAAAATCTTTTAATTTTGATGAAGAAATTACTGATGCTTTTTTTGTAGATGGTGGGCTTACACTCACAGGGTATGAAAGCAGTGTAAATGTAACTGGGCTTGAACATTTAGAGGGTCAGACCGTGACTATTATTGGTGATGGTTCTACACAGCCAAACAAAATTGTATCGCTTGGAAAAATTACACTGGATAGAAATGCATCCAAGTTACAAATAGGGTATGGATACACGTCCTTTGTAGAGACATTACGTCTTGAGGCTGGTGCAGATGATGGCATAGCACAAGGCAAAATTAAACGTATTCATGGTGTAACCGCAAGGTTCCACAACACAGTCGGTGCAGAGATAGGCCCATCCACAACAACTTTGGACAGAGTGCCTTTCAGAGACAGTAGTATGTTGATGGATGAGGCTGTGCCAATGTTTACTGGTGATAAGGAAGTGTCATTCCCTTCTGGTTATGACAACGAGGCACAAATTGTGATACAACAAACGCAAGCACTGCCAATGTCGATATTGGCAATTATGAGAAGGTCTAATACTTTTGATGCTTAGTATTGTGCCATTTAAAAAGGAACACATTGAGCAAATCGAAACTCGTTACCATTTTCCAGATGCGGCAAAGGTAGCATTTAAAAGTGATAATTCTATGGTGGCTTACACAGGTATGATGGATAACAAGATATTTGCTTTAGGTGGCGTGTATCAGCTATGGCAGGGCGTAGCTGAAGCTTTCTTTATTATGTCATCATATGCCTATGATAAACCACTAACGGCGGCTAAATACTCACGCGCCATGTTAGATCACATACAAGAGGAAAACAATTACAATAGGTTACAAGCCAGCGTCAGTTGTAATGACGATGAGGCTGTACGTTTTATAGGTTGGTTGGGCTTTGAAAATGAGGGGCTAATGAGAAAGTTTGGGCTAGATGGCACTGATTACTATCGTTACGCGAGGGTGCAATAATGGCTGAACCTATTGTGGCAGGGGCTACTATGCTTGGTGGATTAATGAGCTTTAAAGGAAATCAAGCTCAAGCAAAGCAAGTGCAGCAGATTGCTGAATATAATGCTCAAGTTGCAGAGCAAGAAAAAGTTGCTCTTGCTGAGGTCAAAGCTCAAGAAGAAGTGTCACTGCGTAAAAATGCAGAACGATTAGTTGGAACACAAAGAGTAATGGCTTCCGCTTCTGGCGTGCAAATAGCTGGCAGCACTTTAAATGCTTTGAAAGACACTTTTTTTTCTACAGAATTAGATGCCCTTAGAATACAACAAGCCAGCAACAGGGAGCAAATAATGAAAGATCAAGAAGCGGCAATGACAAGATTAGAAGGTGGGGCAAAGGCTTCTGGTCTAAAATACAAATCATACGCCTCTTTAGTTGATTCTGCTGGCAAAACTGCAACAGTGTTAAGCTAGGATAAGCCATGAAAATACCTCTGTATAATAAAGGTTTAGGAGCGTCCATTGCTCCAAGTCCATTGCAAGGCGTTAAAGCTAATGAAGGCGCGTTTACTGCTGCACAAAAAGGTTTTTCTGAGTTTGGCGAAACCTTAAAAAATGCTGCTTTTCAATTTCAAATGGAAGAAAAGAAAGCTGAAACTGACCGTGTTGGTGACGAAGAGACATTAAGTCTGCAAAACAGGGCTGAAAATTTTAGGCTAACTAACAAAGATACTGATACAGCTACTTATGAAAAAAATTGGAAAGCATTTCAAAACAAAGAGTTAGATAGACTAAAAAAATTGCCGCTTACAAAATCTCAGTTAAATACTGTGACAAGAAGATTGTTGCCAATTTTTTCTAGTGAAAGCAGTAAGGGGAAAATAAACGCTTACAACCGTGGGCAAAATATTAGGTTAAATGCTGCTAATGCTTTAAATGAAAACAATATTAGCAAAGCCTCAGATTTGCCGATAGGTCATCCAGACAGAGATCGAATGATACAAGAAATAGATGACAATATAGCATCTTCATTTAAAAAAGATTTAAATTTAAAAGACAACTCGGTAAGTGCAAGGCAAAGAATAGCTAAACTTTCATATCAGAAGAGATTGGCTGCAACCGACAGTACGGCAGAATTGTTTGATATTCAATTTGATATAGAGCGTGACAAAGATTTAACTGCTGGTGATTTAAAAGCATTTAGCACTCAAATTGAAACAACAAGAAATCGCATTAGAGATAACACTGTAGCAGCACTAACCACAGTGATTGACGATCAAGATATTACTAATGGAAACATTACAGATGAAGGCCAAATAAACGAAAGATATGATGATGCCGCAAAATCTGAGTTTGGTGGCAATCAAATAATGCAGCAGCAATATAGGTCTTTGGATGACGAGGGCAAAGCGGATTTTCGTAGAGTTTTAGCAGAAAGAAGGTCAGCTTCTATTGCACAGCTTAATTTTACTCAAAGGCAATCTGATCGAAGAGACGATGAGGCTAATGAAACTTTATATACAGACAACATTAAATCTGTGCTTAGCGGCACAATGAGTATTGTAGATATAAGGAACTTGGATTTCAAAGGCGAAAAAGGACAAAAGTATAGGGAACAACTTACGTCTATGGCAAGCAAGGTTGCAAGTGGCACTGTCCTGACGGATAGCAAGCCTCTTGTTTATCAAGGAACTTCTGCCTTAGTTTTGCAAGGAAAGGTTACAGACGTAACTCAAAAATATAAATTAATTACAGACCCATCTTCTGTACCACCCGAAGGATTAAGTTTGATTGAAAGGTTTGGAGACGGTTTAAGCAGCAGAGATATAGAACATTTTGCTGGCTTAATAACAAGTAGAAAGAACGCTTCCACTAGCGCGGATTCAAAAACAAAAACAGAAGCATTTAAAGGATTTGATGATTTTGTAAATGGCAACAAGCCATCTATTATGGGTAGTGCGGCTTTTCAAAGGCTTGACCCAACATCTGATACTAGGTTTTATGATTTTACAGTACAGATGAGAAGAAGATTTGAAGAGGGGTTGGCTGCGGGGCTTAATTACAAAAATATGTTAGACCCAAGACACACAGACTA